GTCCTTCGGGGCCGGTGTAGTCCCAAAAGGGCGTTTCACCGGACACCACTTTGTACCGTGGCGTTCCCCTCTCACGCCTCAAGGTCAAGCGACCTCGATTAAGCGTGAAGCGCGGAGTTCTGAGGTACAAGTCCTCAGAATCCGTTTGAGTAAGGAACACGTCGGGTCGTTGTGCGTAACCCCCAAGGTAGGTGACAGCCCAGCCATACTCGTTGTAATGAGTGTAGCCAAACTGATCACTTTCCTCCTTCGACTCTGGGGTAAACATGAGCTTCTTCTTGGCCACCATCTTCCGGTAACGGTAGAAGTGGCTTCGAGTCCGCTTATGTTCGAACAGATTGAAGGGGACCTTGATACCCGCGTCGTCGGATTCATGAAACGGAACGTGCAAGAATTTCTTCGGCACGTAACGCAACAGAAACTCCAGCGTACGCGGGAGGGGTATCCCAGCCAGAGCAACCCAGCGGTGAAGCCGGTTGATAGCCGAGTACACGAGGGGGACAGTTTCCAGCGACTTGATGTAGATGCCTCTCACAAAATGAGATGCGTAATAGTCGTAGCCGCAGGACTCTCTGAACGGGCCATCGTTGAACGATTTGTCGTCGTTCACCTTAAAACCAAGCTTAGTAAGAGCTCGGATGACGTCACTGTAAGCCTCGCGGCGAACAATGATGTCGTCACCGAAGACACCGAACTCGGTCCTAGGATCTGCACAGCGCAAGCCGTGCAGTCTATAGACAGCTCGAACAGCGCACGCAAAGATCAGCGTCTGGAGTGGGAATGTAAATCCGTTCCCCATAGTGCTGATCATTCTTAGGCGTTCTTCAGTACCGTCTGGAAGGACAGTATGTTCACAACGAGTCATCCGAAGCCAGCCCAAAAGGCCGCCAGGGGTGATACGTTGAATGAGCGCCCAAGATATGCTGTCACTCGCAGAGGACAGGTCGATGGTTCCAAGGGACCCATCTATTGAGCCGATGCGAGCAAGGTATCGGTTGCGATCCGGCTGTTGCTTCAGGGTTATCCTGAAGCACCTGGCTAGAACGCGTTCAAGACCAGCCCCGATCGCTTGCTGAAACAGCATGTTGATCGTGGGCTCTGTACAGCAAGTGCGTGCAGTCTCCACGTTCTTCGGAACGAAGAACAGGCGATTTGCCGAAACGATCTCAACACCAAACCGCTCGAAGCGTTGCCTTTCGGCTTCTGCCCAAGTGTCGGATTCGAGGATCGCTGCGCGGTAACGCGCTAGCAGGTGTTCGGAGGTCACTGTTAGCTTCGAATCAAAGAGCTTCGTGTAGAAGCTCCGAGAGTCGGCGCCGAGTGACGACCCGGGACCTGCAGAGAGGCCCTCAGCCATAAGCTGAAGGTACCACTCCTCGCTCGAGACAGCATGACGGTAGATGTCCAGGAATTGCTTCCAGAACTCCTTGTCTGCCTCGCATTCAGCAGGATACTCCCACGGCATGTCCGGATCCGGAAGGGAACGGTTGATCTCGAGAAACTTCTCGAGAGCAGCCCGTTCCTCATCCTTAGACGGATTGTCCAAGGGAGAGAGCTTCTTTAAGAAAGCCCTGCTTAGCATCGTGGCCCTGACGTCCCTTAGGGACAGGTCAGGAAGGGTGACATCCGGGAGGATGTTACAGCCCGATGCAGCGATATCGGCCTCAAGTGCTAGCTGAAGTTCCTTATAGGGAAACATCAGTAACCTCTCTGCCCCGTGAGGGGCGTTGGATCTAGACCAGTAGGACCTGGACCACGAACACGCAGATCAAGACGATAAGCTTGATCAGGCGCTCGCGGTCAGGCAGCGTCACAGGACGCCCTGCACCACCGTATCACCGATGCCCGAACTCTGCTGAGAGAGGGCACCGATGTGCGCGGAGAGTGCAGCCCGAACGTTGGCCGGATCCGCCGTGTCGGCCCCGGCCGGGACCTCGATCATCGTAGTGATGATCATGTTCCGGTAGGCCTGTCCGGCGAGAGGCAGGACCCCTTTCCGCGTGATCACCTTGTAGGTGTTCATCGGAACGCGGTCCAGCACCCCGGTGACGGCGTTGACCGGCTTGAGAACCTGCGGGTTCTGCGGCCGAAACATCGACACCGTGAACGGAGCGGCCACCGAGTGGGCGACCACACCGCTCTGAGTACCGCCGATGGCAGACGCGACCCACTGCTTAGCGTTGATGGCAGGCGGATTGTCCTGCGTCAACGTGTAGGTGGGAGAGGTCAAGCCAGTCTGAGCGGCGCCCGTGATGGGCGAGGTGAGGTTGAAAGGCATATGTTCGCCTGAAGAAAGTTAGCGCCAGAGGCGCGAATTGGAGATTTGCGTCTGGTAGAGCAACGCACCCATGTTAGCCCACTTCAACGACCCGGAACCGGGTACGGTAAAGGTAAGCTGTGGCACGGGGAGCGAGTCTTGAACCGTTCGCACGATTTGAGTTGTGCGAAAAGAGCGATAGGTGGATGTCTTGCCAGAGAACTTAGACGTAAACACTTGACCATTGAAGCGGGGTCCAACCATGACAGGTTGGAGCGCTTCATCGACATGTGTCGTAGTCACTGTTCTTATGGTTTTGACACAGGTGATCAGACCCTCTTGCGAGGTAGTCCGAGCCTCCAGGATCTTTCCGATGTTGACGAAATAGTCAAACAGGAAAGACCATGGCACCAACTCCCAGATCGTCGGAACGAAGTTCTCAGGGGTAAACCCGAGGGCATCGCGAAGACGAGGGAGGAACTCAACACTGCCGCTAAGCTTCCTGTTATAGATCGCAACATACTGCACAGAAGCCTCCGTCCTTCGGGTCTTGACGACCCTCTGTTGGGCGGACTCCCATGCAGAAGCGTTCGAAAGAACGTCTACGATCGTTACAGGAGCGAGTTTCTGTCGGGCACGATAACGAGATTTAATCTCACGTGCATTGACAGTCTGGTCGATTGCCTCTACAATATCCTGCACATCGGATATGAAAGGTTTAAGACCAAAGACAAACTCCAGATGCGACCCGGCCAAACCATCCATCACGCTTTTGGCGCGACGGCGGTCTAGCGAGTCCCCGTAGTCAGACCTTCTAGGTTTGACGCGTTCGCGAGCCAGACCCCTTTGGATGTTGAGGGTGTCCAGAAAGCTAAGCGTCGCACGTCGAGCAGCCTGAAAAGGGTTGCGGAGCATGGCGACAGTCTCTCGGAGTTCGCCGAGAAAGACCGGCCCCGAAGCCTGCGAATGATCCTCACGGATCTTATCGTGGAGCTTCGAAGCGGCCCGTCCCTCATCTGCAGAAGAGGGGTACGTAGTCGGGTTGAAACCCGAAGATCCGTACGCAGCCAGGTTGAGCACGTAACCACTGTGCTTAAACGTTTGGTAGTCCCTCTCGACCCAGATTGGGGGATCGATCGAGACTTGATTCCACGTCTTAGTCTTGTGGTCGACACTCAGCGGTCCACCGACCGACAGAACGTCATAGTACGACCTGGTATAAGGAGACGAGGCCGAAACCCCGAGTTTAATCTTGCGCTTCCAATCCGGCACAGACTGCCCGGAGTAAGCGCCAGTGACGTTAAAGTCGCTAGCACTTCCCATTGGGCCCGAACGAAAGTTCGGTATCCGTGTTGTTTTGGCACGCACGATCCTTACCTCTTACTTGGTGGAGGGAGCGCCAAGAGGCGCTTGATAACCAAGAAGGGAGCCCGAGA